AGCGATCGAACAGTGCAACGATCTTCTCGATGCTCATGTTGAACTTCTTCAGGCTCTCATCGGTGAAGAACATGCCATTCACCGTTGGGCTCGTGATGACGATCTTCGTTGGCGACTTCATGTAGATTCGAAGATGGTACTCATTCCTCTTATCCAGATCGCGCATGCCGAAACGCTCGGTGGTGTACTCACCGAAGTGCTTCATGAGCTTCAGCTCGTCAGGCGACAGCTTCTTCAGGCCTTCTTCCTCTTGCTTCAGCAGCATTTCCTTGTCGGTCGTGCCGTACTTCGCCTTGAATGCTTCGCGCCACGCCTTCACTGACATCTTGCTGAGCTTCTTCTCAAGCTTCGCATGCTGATCTGACCATGCATCGCCCTTGACAAGCTCGCCCCATGCATCGTAAAGGTAGTCAGTGTCCGAGCCGCCGTCAACGAATTGCTCGATGTCGTCGCCGTCTTCAATGAACCGCTTGAGCTTCGGCATCACGCGGTCAATGAGCTCTGCCTCCAGCGCGGCCATGTCGTTGATGTCAACAGACTCGCGCATCATGCGCTCGTGATCGGCCTGATCACCACGACCACGCTTGACACGAAGGATGTTCTCAGCACGCAGCCCTTCGATGTCTTCCTCGCCATCAAGGAACTCGAGCCAGATCTGAGCGGCCCACTTGTCCATCCACTTTGCGATGTCCTTCAGGGTCTTCGCTTGATCGACTTCAGAGCCGTCGGATGCGGTGAATTTCAGCGGCGTCTTGGTGACGTCAACCCAGTACGTGTACGAACCGCCGTTGATGCCGATCGGCTGTGGGAGCTGCTCGAGCTGCCCGATCGGCGTGTCTGGATCGGCCAGGAAGTCAGGCTTGGCAACCTTACCAGGGACGCCCTTTGCCTTGGCCTCACGAAGTGCCAGGAGTTCTTGAAGGATGATCATGCGTACACCACCAGTTCACGCCAGTTTGGAACACCAGAGCGCACGATGTCGAGGCCCTTGGTGAACTCACGCATCGTGACCGCCGTGATCTCCTTCTGCTTGTGCAGCACGAGCAGGTGATCAAGCAGCTCTTCCTTCTGCTCGACGGCGACGTCAGTACCACCCAGCGTTGGGAGGATCTTGCGCATACGGTCGAGGATCTGCGACGGCGACAGGTCCATGTTGATCTTCGCGGAACGCGACATGATCGCGGTGTCGAACTCTTCCTTCTTCAGGTTCGAGATGAACACAACGCGACCAGTGAAGTCGAACGTCGATGGGTACTTGATCTTGTTCGGATCAGAGGTGTCGGCTGGTTCAGCCGTGCCACGACGCTTCTTCTTCTTGGCCTTTGGATCTTCGTCTTCTTCCTCGTCTTCTGGTTCCGGCTCAGGTGCTGGCTCCGACTCGCCGTTCAGTTGGCGATCGATCTGCGCAAAGAGCTTCTCCTTGCGCTCATCGTCCATCTTGCTGACGTTGATCGTCTGAGCAGAGACCCACGAGATTTCACGGACTGGGGAGGTGTCGAGCGCCGCCTTCAGGATGTTCGTCGCGTCTTCATTGCGCCACATGCTGTCCAAGTCGTCGAAGATCACCAGGCCGCTCTTGCGGTACATGAACAGCGTCTTGTAGATCTCGATTGGCGATGCCTTGCCCGAGAGCTTCACGTAGTCCTTGCCCTTGGTCATGCCCATGTCATTCACGGTCTTCATGATCGTGAACGTCTTGCCGGTACCTGGGCCGCCGTAGATCAGCAGCGAACGGAGCGTGCCCTTGCAAGCCATCTGCACGAGCTGTGCCATGTGCCCGTACAGTGTGTCTGGATCCTTGAGCTCGGCTTCGGTGCCTGGGCCGTTCACCGAGGCGGAGAGCTGTGCGTACAGCTTCTGAGCGGCGGCGTTGTCGGCAGCGGAGATGAACTTCTTGCTGTCTGGATCTTGTGCGGTGACCTTGATGTACAGGATCGGATCCTTCTTGCCCTTCGCAGGAGGAGCGTCCTTGGTATCAGCCGGTGCGTCACCATCAGCCTTTGCAGCAGGTGCGTCGTCGGCCTTCTTGTCGCTGCCACCCGGCTTCGTGTTGTACTTCGCGGTGCGACCCTTGCCGACCGCGGTAGACCAGATGAAGCTTGGGATCAGGATGTCGTTCTTGGCGGCGACGGACTTGATCTGCTCGCCAGACGCGCTTTGCGCGCCGTCTTCGCCGTACTCGTCAACCATGAGCTTGTAGAAGTCGGCTGGCGATGTGCGCTTTGCCATCTCATCGAGCTGCAGCTCTTCACGGAGCGCGACTTCGATCTCACCAGCGCGTGGTGACTTGATGATCGCTGCGATCTTGCCGATTGCACCAACGATCGACGATGCGTCAATGTCAGCGAGCTCGATCGTGAATGCAGGACCCTTGTTTGGGTGGTACTCGCTCCACACGTCAATGCCGAGCACGGTGCCAGCGCGGTGACGAATGCGGAACGCCTTGCCCTTGGCGAAAAAGTACAGGATGCCTTGAGCACCTGGGAGCTTCTCAACGCCGCTAGGACCACCAAGGCGGTAGATCTCGGAGCCGAGGAGCTTTGGCATCTTCTTTTCGATGACGCCGAGCAGACGAGAGAAGTTGTCTTCCGAGAACTTCGCTTCGGACAGGAACGAGGAGAATGAGAGCATGGATTTTCCAGCAGACAGTTGTGCTGTATTTAGATGCAAGTCAAGGACCCGTAGGTCCTTGACTGTGAAACCCGGCGGATTCAGTACGTCAGGCGACGTTACCACCCAGTGCCGTGCCGTAACCCTCACCGCTGTTGATCGAGCGGGCGTGGTCAAAGCGCATCGTGACTTGGATCGTCACAGCTTCCGAAGCCGAGTAGTCCAGATCGCTGAAGTCAGCAGCTTGAATCCAAGCGCCTTCCAGGATCCACGACTCAACGACGCCTTCGTCACCGTCCAGCATTTCGAGCTTCACGCCGAACTTGTAGTCGGAGCCGGTTGCGGCGGTGTTCAGCCAACGGCCGTCGAGGTCAACACCGACCAGACGCTGCGTTGTTTCGAGCTGGCCCTTGATGACCTTGGAAGCGAGACCAGTGATGTCGTCTTCGACGGTCATGGTCATTGCGGACCAGGCGTGCTTGCCGGCGATGTACGCCGTGCTGTTGTAGCGGTGCAGTTCAACTTCTTGGAACTCGAGCTGTGGGCGCGAGACCGTTGTTGCTTGCATGGTCAGATCACGGCTGTTGATACCAGGCACGAGGCGGCCCATATCCTGGAACGTGATGCGCCACTTGTTCTTGAGCTTTGGGTGCAGGATGCCGGAGCCGGCACCAGGGATTCCCAGGTTAGCGAGTGTAGCGATGATAGTTCTCCTTGAGGGTCTACGTGCGGTTCACCTATTTACGAGGTGAACCGCTTTCGGTGACAACTTAGATGTCGGCGCCAGTCGAGACCACGCGGATTGGGATGTAGATGAATTCCGCCGCCTTTACAGGCTTGATGGCGACATCCAACCACAGCTCGTTCCGATCGATGCGATCAGCCGTGTTGTTCGTCAGATCGCACAGCGTGGCGAAGTCGTACAGGCCGCGCTTCGAGAGCACATCACCAAGGATGCTGTCAGCTGCCGTCTTCAGGTTGTCACGCGTGATCTGGTCGTTTGGCTCGAACACGAATGGTACCGCACCCTTGCGCAGCACGCGACGGAGGTAGGCGACCAGACGAACCACGTTCACGCGATCCATTGCCGATGCCACTGGAGCGGAGGTCTTCTGACCCCAGATCAAGATGCCACGACCAGGGAAGAACACGATTGGGTTCAGGTTCTTGTTGTACTCGTACAGGTTGTCACGTTGACCGTCGTTCAGGTTCGACTCGACGAACGTCGTAGCAGTACCGAGCGTGCCAGTCACGTAGCCGACCTTGGAGACACCAGTCACTACACCGCGGTTTGCACCAGCTGGCGCAGTCCAGACGTACGCTTGCTGGTCGCTGTACGCGATCGTGCGAAGCGCGGCGCCCGATGGAGCACCAAGCACGTTCCGGCCGTCGAGGTTCGACGTGAGGCACCATGGGTAGTAGTACGCCGTCACTTGGTTCGAGATGCGCTCGGAAGTCAGGCTCCACGTTGCGACTTGCTCTGGGGTCTTGTCGACTGGGGTGTCAGCGATCACGATCGCTTCTTCCTTGACGTCGATGCAGAGAGCAGTGAGCTCGTCAACGCACTCGTGATACCCTGGGCAAGCAGCGAGCGTGAACTCATACAGCGGCGAGCGGATGTCGGAGTTGCTGTTGATTTCAGCTTGCAGCGCGGTGGTGATCGAAACACGGCGTGCCGCGTCGTTCGCACCGAGCGGGTCAACCACGGTAACCGACGTTGCGGTGATCGTGAATTCGTCAGCAGCTGCGAATGGAACCAGGCCAGGCACAACCGTGAAGTTCAGACGGTTGTTGTCGTACGGCAGGTTCACAACGCCAGTTGCCTGAACGCCAGACACCGTGCCAGACACCGTGAAGGCGGTCGACGACGTGAACGTCAGGGTCCAAACTTCTGGAACAGCCAGGTCGTCAGCGATCAGGCTGACCAGCGTACCGTTGCCGATGTTGCCGATGCCAGCGGTGCCAGCGTAGCCGACGCTGAACGTGAACGTGTCACCAGCTTCGAACGGGGTCGAGCCAGCGGTGATCAGGAAGTTCACGCGAGTTGAAGTGAACGTGATGCCGACGTTGCCAGCACCCGTGTAGCCAGACACCGAGCCGCGCACCGAGTATGCAGTTGGCGTGGTGAACGTGACGGTGAATACCTGTGGCTTCACTGAGGTGTCAGCGCAAGCAATGTTCGTCAGGGTGCCGTTGCCGAGACCGGTGAACTGCTGCGAGCCAGGAACCAGCGATGGAACGCCGAGGCTGATGAAGGTCTCTGGAACTTCGTCGTCCAGATCGATGTTCGCACGGATCACGTACGCACGGTTGCCAGTGCCGAGGAACTGGTTCAGCGCGAGCAGGCCGTACTCGTTCCGGGCGTCGCCGTGTAACTCTTTGCCTGATACGTCATTGCGGAAGTACGGAATGCCGTACAGCTCAAGCGACTGTGACACGCTGGTCACGGTACGCACAACGCCGTACTCCAGAGTACCAGCCGCTGGCGTGACGCCATTTGCCTGCACCTTGCCCGCGCGAGTGGCGACAAAGAACACTGGCACGGTTGGGGCCGTTACCGGGAAGAAGAAAGACTCGTTGGTGACCGAAACTGATACACCTGGGGACACGAGGGTTGCCATTGTAGGACTCCTGCTTGTTAGGGTCAAACGACCGCTTGGGTTTGCTCAGGAGTATTTAGGACCGGATCGGATGTTGTGATTAGATCTCGTCACTTTCCCAGGAGACGGAATCGCTTCAGCGCGGCAGCCACCGCGGTAGCGTTCGTTCGATCCTTTGCCTGATCAAGCACTTCGTGCCCTGAAACACCTGCGCGGCGAAGCAAGGCGCGTGCATCTTTCTTCTGCTGCAACGTCGGATCAGTCGAATCGTCTTCTGATCCAAGCTGCAGGAACACCAGCAGCACCGCACGGGCGCGCAGCACCGGGTCAGTCTTGTTCTCCAGCACGTCCTCTAGGTTGTCAAGCGCGAACTTTCCGTCTGCCTTGAGAACCAGCTCTTCAAACGACATCCCTTCGGGCTTCGGCTCGTCTGCATCGCCCTGTGTCAGGCGCATTACCTTCTTCAGGTACTCGCGACGATGCAGCTCTGGATCAGCGGCGATCTCAACCGCGCTGAGCCAACGCCC